TTTTTACATCTTCCTCACATCTCTCTATGTATACTTCTATAGGTTGGTCATCCCAGTCTTCAACTACAGGCTTCTTAATACCTAGACGTTCTCCCCAAAAAGCTAAGCCATGCTTAACTATACTAGGGTATAAATACCAGCTAAGTGCAGTAGTGTCTGCTATCCCGGCTTTGATATCTATGTTTAATAAGTTCTTTAAAACAACTGCATCAAACCTAATAAAGTTATGACCTATTACTCTGTCCGTACTATCTAACGTATTAAAGAAATCTATTATATCTTTTGATTCCACTAGAGTCCAAGCCTTACCATTACAGTCATCTATGGATAGACAATGTATTCTTGTTGGTGTAAGGCCATCACACTCTAAATCTATTACGTATTCTTTATTCATTATCTACCCCAAGTGTTAGGTTCTAAGTAAGTTACTGTATCCTCATCAAAGTATAAGTTAAACCCACCAGTTTGTCCATAGCTACGGTCAAAAAGTAAACTAACTCTAGTTATATTCTTATCCTCATCAGGGCAATCCTCTGTCCTGTTACGGCTGAGTCCTATTCCGTAATGACTCCACTTCTCAAGACTTCTTGAGCCTGTGAACTCACTACTTAAAACCCTACCGCCCTGCTCATGAGATTTAGAACTCTTAGGCTTGGGGTTGACGTGTGAAAAACAAAAGATGGTAATTGGGTATGATTGTACTAAGTCTGCCATCTCAGTCATTATTAAATTCAACTGGTCATTGGCTTCACTAGAACTGAACTTTGAAATCAAGCAGGTAATTGGGTCTAGGCAGAATATATTAATACCATCTAGTAGGTGTAGCTCCTCAATCGTAGCTTTAATATCAACCCAATCCCTGCTCCCACTCCTATCATAAAACCTAACCTTGCCTTCCAAACCCTCAAGGGTACTTCTTAATAAAGAATCCTCATAAACTTTATCAGGTCTAAGGAAATCTAATTTAGCTTCCTTACTGGCTATACGTTTACTTGTCGTAACAGGGCTATTTTCTAAATCAAAAATACCTACCTTAACTTGTTGATTATAAACAAGATGATGAACTAATTGATACTGGAAATCCGATTTACCAATCTTCGGAGCAGCTCCACAAATAAAGATATTATGAGGTCTAATTCCAAAAGTTAATCGGGTCATAGATTCCCAAGGGAATGTTAAACCTACCTTCACACGCTCCATAGCATTTTCTATGAAATCACTAACGTCCACAACCTCACCTTGTCTTAGATACTGGCTATTCCATACACAGGCTTGGTATAATTCCTTACCCTTCCCCTTCACTAGCATATCACTAGCATCTTTCTCTGATAGGATAGCTGTCTTTGCCATAGGTAATAGTTTTAATATCTCTTTAGTAGCCTTCTTACCTGCATCATCATTATCAAGTACTAAGATTACTTCCTCGTACTTACCTATAAATTCTTTGTTATGTATTATATCTTTAGTAGCAGACGTTACACCACGTGTTAGGGATACAACTGCTGGTTTATATTGAGCATACTTAGCTGGTGTATTATCTAATATAGTTTGATGTAAGCTCATAGCATCTAGCCTACCTTCAGTTATAAATAACTTCCTAGCTAGGGGTGCTGTGCTTTGTCCCCATAAATCAAAAGAACCTTTACGGTTACCTATAGCTTTGAAGTTCTTATCAACACAGTCCCTAACTTCATATCCGATTAACTTACCATCTAATTTATCTGGGTAATAGTGGTGGGTAATTGTTCTACCATCCTGTTCTGACAGTGCTACCTTAACAGAATAGGCCTCCACTACTTCTTTACGTAATAGTCTATCGGGAATAGCTATGCTATTTAATTTATCTATGCTACTTGTATCCATTGGCACTTCCTTTTCTTGTTTTATTTGTTTTGTTTTAACATTACCCATACTGTCATACGTTTCACAAGCATAACAAAAAGCATCTTGCGAACCATCATCCTTATTAAATACTTGTTTTGCATTACTACTGCCACAGTCCTTACAGCTAGTCTTATAAGCTGTTGTACCACTATTATTCATACTCTTTTCCTTAGTTCTTTTATGAACCAGTCAATTCCATATAAGTTTACTAACGAAACTGCATCCATCATACAGAACTCTATCTTACTATCAGACTCAGCTAGAATTTGTCTAGTTTCTTCTTGCTCATACCAAATAGCCATGTCTTTTTCAAACTCATCTATTTCTTTTTGTTCCATGGTATTTACCTCATATAATTTTGTTTAACGTAAACGATTATACACGTATGTTTATTACTGTCAAGTATTATTTACGATAAAGGTCTCTAACTGCACAGAAAGTGAGGGGTGTGTAACTAATTATAATTAATATGCCCATATCTATTGACTCTGACATAAATGTATGTTAAAATCGATTTGTTTTAATGATTTAGCTTTAAGATTATAAAGTTTTATATTATTTTATTTGTTACATACCCTTCATTTTCTTAAAAACTAAAACAGTATGTTCAAATAACAGAGTACCGTCTCATTTATTTACCCTAATACTACAAATAACACTTGCTATTTACGTTAGTTTATGCTATCATGGCTTAAGATTAAAAACTAATCAGAGAAAATTATGCTAATAAAAGAAATACAACCTAACAATTTACATGATATGTTAATACATGACCAAAATTCTGACTGGACTTGGGATGAAGCTGACTGTTTAACAAATTATTATATGGATTTATCTAGTGAAACTAATGAGCATGTGCTAGTAGATATATTAGAGATAGGGCATAAGTGGCATAGAATCAAGGACTTAAATGAAGCAAGAAGTACATACGATAATATTACAGGCATTGAATCATTAAGAGATATTGTTAATGTTGTAGAATGTAAAGATACATTCCTTGTTTCTGAATACGAATATTAATAATAAATGGAGTTACTATGAGTACAACACAGGAAAACATGACAAGCCTAGAAGAAAAAGCATTAAACATTAAGAAGCTATACAAGCATAAGCATAGATACAACCACAAAGTAGTACAAGCTATTGAGCCTGAAATACTTTACGTATTATTCTTTGCATTTGTATGCATAACACTGCCACTTTTTCTAGCGTTGTGGGGTGTATAATATGAGATGTATAATTTGTGATGAGTTGCTGACAAGCAGTGAGGAGGTCAGGAAGTTAGAAGCTGGACACCCACTAGCAGGTGAATTCTTAGACACTTGCAATGTCTGTATGATTGAGGTGTGGGACATGATGTACAATCAAGACTATGAGACAGACGAGGAGAAGGAATCTAGATGTATAAAATAATTAAAGGGGAATGCATTATGAAATCAGGAAGACTTATATATTTTATTAAACGTAAAAACGTCATTATCAAAGCAACGCCCACCAGTTATATAACCAAAACAAAATAAAAATCCAGCACAAAAAAAAAGGGGAGTTGCTTTCGCTTCTCCCCGGCCTTCCTTACTAGTATTATTCTATTATAATGTGTAACCCACTGGAACTATTTCTTTTAGTCGCTTAACTATTTCTGTATGACTCCAACTCTCTGCTGGGTATGACCTGTGCTGGGGTGACCCTGCCACAACTAAACTTCTTAACTCTGCTAATTCTGCTCTTACTGCTTCGATATTATCCATTCTATCTCTCCTAGTTGCCTATTTAAGGCGTTTAAAATTATTTCCCTTACGATAGTAAAGGGGATGTGTTGCTCTCGTATATTAAAAACATAATAAATAATAATACACTAATTGGAATTAGAGTGGCTAGAGATAAAAACAACCACAAAAAGAATTGTTTAATCATTAGACAGCTCCTCCACTAGTAATTTTTCCAACACAATCTCTCTTACTTCTTTAACCTCTGCTAGTTCTCGGACGTCCTCGGTCTTTATGCCACACTCTATATTATATTTAGAGGATAAGACGATATATTCCCTAACTGACATTCTATCCATTACGGAATTATAAATCTTATAATCTAATATTTGTTCTTCATTCATTATTTATACCTCTTGTTATTTACAGTTGACTAAACATACCATCCATGCAAATATAAGCATGACTATGATAATGCCATATGTTAAAGCCCCTTCCATAAAACTATATATTAATTCTAACATTTAAAAACCTCCCATTGATGATAATTCGCTATCCATTGTCTGTACTACTAAATATAATACTACTAAACCTAATGCTATTATTTTAGCCCACTCTAACCAGTCTATCTTTTTCAATGTAATACCCTCTTATTTACTGAAATTAACTCTTGGTATTCTGAATCAAAAGTATTTTCGCTTACTAACTCTCCGAAACCTTCATAGAATAGCTCTCTTGCCTGTTCTTCGCTCTCTGCTTCCACCTCATATTCTAAATTGACACTTTCAATTGTATGGACTGTATATTTCATTTTATTAGGCCTCCATTTAAAAATTTATTATTTAACCAGCTTAGCATTTTTCCGAGGTGATGTAAAGATATTATCGCTAGTAGGCAGTTAAAGAAAAACACACCTACCATCTCAACCATGTAAGGTATAAAATATCCAGAGCCGATAAGCTCCTCCCCATTAATACCAAATGCCAACACTATTACAGGTAGTATCCAGAGGAAGAGTTTAATAGAGCCTCTTAAACTGGACGTGACGAGCCAACAGAAAAACGATATTACCAGTATTGTATTCATTTGGATATTTCCTTTGTTAGTTTCTCGTGTTGTATATCTTCCACTGACTTCATATAACCTTTAACGTATGCGAACATTTCTATTGCACTATCAAAATGTTCTATGTCACGCTCTAGCGCTTCCCTTTCTCTGCTGGGGCTATGATATACAGTGATGCTATGAGTGTAAAATACCACCTCAGTAACGTCCCCGGCCTCAATGCCCCTCCATCCGTTACGCTTGATATGATTACTCATTCCGTAGCATTTCTCAGCTAGATGATATTTGAATCTGTTAGGAATTCGACAGCTAACAACACTTTTGTTTCTCTCAAATGCTATTTGCTGATTTATACTTAATCTGTCTCTTGTAGTTGTCATTATATTAGCTCCAGTTCGTTAGTTTTAGGGTCAAATAGGCGTATAGTTTCTCTTCCTGTCTGTATGCCTTCATTATTACGACAGACTGAAGCTATTCTATATTTATCCCCTATCTGAGTAACCTTAAAATCCTTCATAGTCTGTCCGAAGTACTTCAGGGTTTCTCTGGTAAAGAATTCGGGTGCTGTATCCCTTGTTAATTCTTTGATATCATATATTGTTAATGTTTTACTCACTATTTTTCCTCCCTTTTTACTGAAAGGTTTAAAAGTGATTGCAATAAACTTACTTCGCTTTCACTTTCATTTAGTTTTAAATTCATATCAACCTCTAAAAGCATTCTGTCAATGTCCGATTCTGTATAGTCAACCTCTGATTCCTCAGAAATAAAGCCCCCGGAATCAAATAGATTTGCTATTGTATGATATCTAGCTGTTTTTAATTCCTGTTTCTTTTGCTGTGTTGTAT